ATTAAGAGAGATTGATATTGTAATGAAAAACGCAACTGATTCTGCTGTAATAGATTTATCATATACATTAAACGAATTTGGAAAATCTGAAAAAGAATTTTATGAAAATCTATTATCGGGCAAATTAAATGCTATTGGCATTAATCTTACAAGAATTCCTGTGGAGCAAGTTGATAATATAATAAATACTCCTCTTGGTGGCGCTCTTTATAGTGATAGAATGTATAAACATTATGGCGATAATGTTTTTATAATGAGAAATGCTCTTACTCAATCAGTAATTTCTGGTGAAGATATGGCTAAAGCATCAAGAAGATTACTTGGTGTCGGTAAGGATATTGGTGGTACTATTGGTAATGAAATAATGAAACAGAGTATGGCTATTACTCGAACAGAAATACAGAGAATATCGAATAGTGTAGCAAAAGAAATATATGATCAAAATACAGATATATTAAAAGGAGTAGAATTTTGCAGTACTCTTGATGGAAGAACTTGCATCGTATGCGGTAGTCTCGACGGAAAGATGTATTATTATAGTAAAAATCCACCTGTAGCAAGTGAGACTCCGCCCGTGCACACATATTGTAGATGCGTTTTTTGTCCTATTACGAAAACATGGAAAGAATTAGGAGTTAATGCAGAAGAGATTGATCCGGGTACAAGATCATCGTTTTCAGGTCAAGTTCCTGCAACAATAACTTATAATGATTGGCTTAAGCAGATGAATCAATCTGATCCTGCTTTTGTAAAAGATATCTTGGGGCCAAAACGGTATAGTTATTGGTCTAGTGGTAAATTAACTTTAAAACAGATGGTTTCGGATAATAGGATTTTAACTTTAGATCAGTTAAAAAAGAAAATTTAAAAAATAATTTAGTCAAAAATTTTACTGATTAATAGGCTGTATGATAAAATTATAAATATAGAATAAAATTTTGAGGATTTTCGATGCCAACGCATACGGGAAAAGATAATAAAGGATGTTATGCTCAGTGGGGCGGAAGAAATAAATATTATTATAAATGCGGAGATAATACAGCAAAAAATAGAGCAATAGCAAAGGCCAATAAGCAGGGTCAAGCTATTCGAGCTGCTGGCTTTACAGAAACAACTGCTGATGGAGACGTGAGAATGAGTAAACAGAGATTTAAAGCACATCATGTTAAAACGAAAGATGTAACAGATTCTTATGATTTATTTGCAGATATTAATGAATCAAGTATTGATAAAGAAAAACATATAATTAAAAAAGTTTGCGTATTTGGAACAAGACATTCACTTAATGGCTATACATATCAAGATTCAGCCATTTCAACATTACATACTTTAACTGAAGGAGCCAAGTTATTTATTAATCATCCTTCGAAATCAGAATCAAAAGACAGAGATGGAGTAAGAGACGTTAGAGATTGGGCGGGAGTTTATACCAATGCTTCTAAAGAAGACGATAAGGTATTTGCAGATTTATATGTTCGACCTACTTATTGGGAGCTTGTAAAAGACGTTGCAATGATGAAGCCTAAAGGAGTCGGTAATTCAATTAATAGCAGAGTTAAAGTTTATCAAGACGATACAGGACATGAACATATTGTAGATATCGATACATTACATTCGATTGATTTAGTTGCAAGTGCCGCAACTACGCAAAATCTTTTTGAGAGTAAACTCGAAGACAAAGATAATATTTTAGAACAGGGCGTCGCCACTCTATTGGAAACAGACGATAAAACTAAACAAGGCGATCTTGTCTTCGAGTTGCTTAATAATATTGCAGAGGGCTTACTTGCCGATAAAATAAAAGAAAGACAGATGGCAAGAAAAATTAGTGAACTTAGTTGGCAGGTTTCAGATACTATTGATGATATTATCCGCGATAAGAATAAAGACATGGCAACTAAAAAGACAGAAGTAACGGCTATAATGGATGATTATGAAACGATGATAAATGCTATTATGGCTGGTGGAAATCCTATGAACGAAAATTTTAAACAAGATAATGAGGAGGAAGAAATGGATTATAACAAACTTACCTTAGAGGAATTAAAGAAAGAAAGACCTGATGTAGTGGAAAATATTGTAAAATCAATTAACAAAGATACAGAGGTTAAAACTCTTAAAGATGAAAATGATGTTTTAAAAACAAGAGTTGAGAGTCTTACCACAGAGAAAGATGAGACTAATACAAAACTTGAAGCGGTAACTAAAGAAAGGGATGATCTTAAAAAGAAAGTTGATGAGTATGAAGTTTCTGAGAATAAGACAAAGAAAGAAACTTTTATCGCGGATAAAATAAAGGAAATGAAGCTTGTTGATGAAGCCATTACTGAAACTTTCAAAGAAGATCTTATGACTAAAGATGAAGATGGGATTGTTAAGTCTTTAGAAGATCGTAAGGCGTTATGGGAAGGTCGCAAGACAAAAATTAAAAATAGTGGTGAAGAGTTTAAACCTAATGATGAGCCAACTGCCGAAGAAGCTAAGGCAAAAGTAGAGGCCGCTAAAGAAAAATTTAAAAGTACAATTCGATAAAAAAATAAAATTTGTGTAAGAAGGAGGTCATAGAATTATGGCAAGTGAAAATAGACATTTAAGAGGCGCTACTAATGAAATAGAAGTTCTTATTCATGGTAATGTAGTTGTTGAGAAAGGCGAAGATATCTTTCTTGCTCAAACTGCTACATGTATAGTTGGTGCCGCACATGATCATTATGGTTATCCGGCATCTTATTTAGCTGGTGTTACAGGAGCATATTCGGAAACTAATTTTATCGGGATTGCTATGAAAGGCAGTGTTTCTGGAACTACAGAAGCTATTCCTGTTGCAACAACCGGTATATTTAGGAAGCAGATTAAACTTGGAACATCTGCTACATCGCAGGCTGTTAAAGTTGGTATGACTGTTGCTGGATCTACTATTGGCGCATCTGGAGTTTCGCTTTCTGGAACAACTGTTAGTGTTGGAACTTCAAGCGACCATACATATGCTAAAATTGGTAAATGTGTGAAATCAGAAAATGCTGCTACGCATGTTGATTTTATGCTTATGTCAAGATTTGCTGGTACATCTATAACGATAGTATCATAGTTTTATGTATGACCGATTATAACCGAAGAGTTAAGAATGATTCGTGGGCTAATAATGTAGTTCAATGCACTGTTAATGTTCATGGTAATACAGAGATTTCTCAAGGCGATTTTTTATTTTTAGATAGAGTTGATGGATTAAGGAAAAGAGGAACATCTACAAAAGATTATTATGCCTATCCATTTAGCGATATTTCTGGAACAACGTTAACTTTAGATTCTAACAAATTGCTTGCTGCTGAAAATTTTTTAGGAATTGCTACATGGCATTCTGATTCGGGAGTTACAGAAGAGATATCTGTAGAGTTAGAAGGATTATTTCGTTATCCATTGAAATTATCTAGGACGGTTAAAACCGGTTATACAATAGTTCCTGTTGGATCAGGGACAACATTATACTCGCAGAAAGTTGGAGTTGATTCTGAAGCTGGAGTTACTTATGCAATAGGTAAAAGTGCTGAAAGCGGGAAATTTAAAAGTTCGATCGATATGTTTATAAAATCAAGAGTGTTTAATGCTGGAGCGTACGTTGCAGTATAATAAAATTTAGAAGGAGGTATTTTATAATGCCAATAATAGATAAATTCGGAGTAGCACTCCGTGATATGCATGAATCACTTGGTGATAAGGGTACGGAAGAAACAATTAAGGAAATGTTAAAAGACGGAACCTTAAAACCAAGCGATTGGAATGTTGTAGAATGTTGGAATGCATTCGAAAGAGATCCTAAAACTGGAATAGTTAAAAGTTATCACGAAGCAGTTTCATCTGATATGTTTCCGACCATCAATGGCGAAATAATTAATGCTGCAATTATAGGAGCATATAATATTCCCGGGTTAATCGGTGATCAACTTTGTACTACCGTTCCTGGTAAACATGAAATCGAAAGATTTGTTGGATTCGATGCTGTTGAAATGCCTGAAGAAGTTCAACAAGGACGTGATTACAATGATAGCGATATGGGAGAAAAATATGCGACTATTCAACCTGTAAAAGTTGGTCGTTTGCTTAAAATAACAGAAGAAGCACTTTTTTACGACCAAAGTGGGATACTTTTACAAAGAGCAGCGGGCATTGGTCGTAAATTAGGTCTCGAAAGAGAACAACGGATAGTTCAGAATATTCAAGATATTAATAGTAATGTTTATAGACCAAGTGGTATAGCAGAAGCTATTTATAGTTCTAGCAGAACTGAAAGTGGTGTTGCCTGCTATAATCTTGTTACGTCAAATCCTTTTGGTGAATCAGGATTAGATGCTGTTACTGCTCTTGTACATGATATGGTTGACGAAAATGGTGATCCGATTTTTATAGACGAGATGAATGTTAAACTTTTATATCCGAATGATATAAAAACTCAGGTTCTTCAAATGGCTGGAACATTAAAAGTTCCTGAAGGAATGGATAATGCCATTAATATTTATCAGGGGAAATTTACTCCGTTATCTTCTCCATATATTAGTCAACAGAGTACTAGTACATGGTTTTATGGTACATTTGTAGAGGATTTTGTATGGTTAGAGCATTGGCCTCTTCAGACTTTTACTGCTAGACCTGGGAATATGAAAGAATTTACTGCTGATATTAAGAGCCAACATAAGGTTAGATATCTTGGTAATATTGGTGCTCGTGATTTCCGGCATAGCTATAAATGTACTGCTTAGTCTGATTTGATT